TTTCTTTTGCGTTGAGACTATCAGTCTCTATGTCCACCACTGCTTTCATTGTTCATATCCACTAGGTATGCATCTGACATTGGAATGTGAAAGAATTGTTCGCCCTTTCTAATGTTACGGTTGGATGCTTCTTTAACCTCTGAATTAAGCACGGTGTCACCATCCATGAACCATGCCTGACTACAATCATTACGGAAGACCACGAATGTAAGAAGATCATTATAACATTCCTCTTTCCACTTGTCAAGCAGTCTTTTCTTTCGATAAGGTATTCGTATCTCTTTCCATGAGTCAGGCCATGGCGTTCGCCAAGAATACTTTACCTCTACCTCATAGAGGTGGCGAGGCAAATCAGGTGCCACTGTACTAACAATGTCGAAGTAAGTAGTTTCGTTTGTGTTGATGTTAGTGTGATCATTCTCTTTCAACCACCTAACCATAGCATCTTTAGCAGCTTTGTCAGCTACGTCATAGAGAGCTTTATCGAATCGCTTCTTAACCGTCATTGTCATTCTCCAAGAAGGGGTTTCCAATCTCTGTCATACGCCCGGTCTGTCCATCGTAGTGCAGGTAACATGCCACGCCAGTGTCTCCGGTGTACCTGTTCTTCAGGATACGGATGGTGGTGGTGTTAGCTTCGATAGGATCGTCTGCCTGTTGATCACGCTCCAATGCAACCACTGCATCAGACAGGTGAGCGATGGAGGCAGAGCCTCGCAGATGCGAAAGCGTAACCTCACGACCATTCTCATGACCGTTGTCACCTGATGGCCTACGCAGATGGCTGACCAAAAGCAAGGCAATACCTGTCTCTTCCACAAGAGAGCGAAGCTTGGTCATCAGAATGTCGATAGACTTACGTTCGTCTCCATTGTCCTCCTGACCAGATACAAGGATAGACAGGTGATCAAGGAAGACCCACTTGCAGTCCAGACCCTTTGCCATGTACCTAACACGATCAAGGATTTCATCGTTGCTGATACTACCAAAGTGATCGAAGGCAAAGAACCTACCACTGCCAATGGTCTTCTTCTCGTATTCGTCTAGCTGTTCCTGCGTGTACTCCTTACGAATCTCACGGATGTAGAGCCTAGCATTTGCTTCAACGCTCATGATGTTGAATGCAGTCTGCTTGGTGTTTTCCTCCATAGCAAGCACACCAATATTATCCTCGGTGTTCTGCATGATATGATACATAAGCTCACGCATGATGCTGGACTTACCCATACCAGCACCAGAGGTGAACGTGACAAGCTCCCCGGTACGCATACCATAGGTCTTCTCATTCATTCCGTTCCACGGGTAGGGACAGGTCTGGTTCTCGGTCTCGTCATAGAGAGACGCACCAAGGTCGGCAAGGTTGATGATACCTGCTGGCGTGTAGGTGCGAGAGTTCCACCATGCCTCTGTAAACTTCTGACGTTGGCCCGTCTTGAGATACTCATTGGCATCCTTCAGTTCAAGGTCAACGATCTTACACTTGTTAGGCTCAAACAGCTTGGCTACTTCCTGCGCTGCCTTCTTACCCGGCTCATCGTTGTCAAAGCAAAGCACCACGGTATCGAACTTACTGAGGTAGCGGAGTGCTTGCTTACAGTTCTTCAGTGCTGACGCTGCGCCATTCTTCAGGGAAACAGAAGGCCACTTGGAACCCATCAACTCATAGGCACTCATGGCATCTAGCTCACCCTCACATACGGTAATGAACTTGCCGCCCTGATTGAACAGGTTCTGACCAAACAAACCACAGCCAGAGAGATCACCCTCTGACCAGAACTCCTTGTCATTGGTACGACGAAACTTACTACCAACGTGCTTGCCGTTCTCGTCATAGTACTTATACTGATGGTGCGTGATCATGTTACCACTCTTGGCAACAGTGACATCATACTTCTTGCATGTTGCTAAACTGATACGCCTGTCTGAAATGTCAGCGTACTTATACTCTGCCTTGTTTTGTGTATTCATTGGGACCACCTTCTTTACAGGTTCCGATTGCATGTCTTTGATATCCTTGTTAGGGGTTGAGGTGTGGCACTTGTGACAGTAAGTTCCCCAATCGTTAACGGTAACACAGGTTGTGCCACCGCAGTCGGGACAGGATTGATGGGTTTTAACGGGAGGCATTACCACTTTCCTTTGCTGTGTTTATGTAACTCAGAAGATATCTCTTTTCGTTGTGCAGCTAACTCCTTTTCTAGTGATATCAATGTTTCAATTTTATCCACCCTTTCAAGGCCACGCCATGCTGCCTTAAATGATGTCTCAATCTTACCTCGTGTCTTTGGTTTATATACTTCAATAAGAACTTCCATATCTTTATCCTCTTTGGATTTCATAAACTCCTCGTGCAGGTTTTTGGGTAAGATGCTGAACGAGGCTGGTTCTGTTTCGTAGTTCGTCCTCGGCTTCTTTTTTCGTGCTAAAACTCTGAACAACCACATCACCAAACTCCTTCTTCAATACTAGCTTCCACATAACGCACTCCATGATACAGGAAAAAGCTTATTCATATGAGCATCAATGTTCTTTGCAATCTCCCTTGTCTCTAGCTGTGCGTCTCTAGCATTGCGTAGCTTAACAACTCTAGCGAAAGCCATAAGTGTACCAGACCAGTACCATTCTGTCAAGAGACTTTGTGGTAGTATAGCTCTGGCTTGCTCGGCACAGACGCCCGTATCTATCATTGCTTTATAGGCATCAGCGCAGTGACGCTCTGCATCAGCAAACATGTGATCCATCACAGACTGTGACGCCACTTTCTTTCTGAGCGAACCCTGCTTGATATCATCAGATGCTTGCCGCCAGTAGTCAGGCTTCCAGAACTCTGGCTCTGTCTTGATGTAGCGACGGCTGACCTCGTTCCAGACCAGACCTACCTGATGCTTCATCAACTGACGTGCCACAAAGACAGGGGCTTTTATCCTGAACTGTGCAGAGGCATGACCAAAGGGTGTCCAATGATTATGCTTTGCCAGATACTGTATCAGTTTGATATCTCCGTCTGACAGTTCCTTGCTCTCCTTGTTGAAGCTAACCCTTGCTGCGTTGACCACAGATAGATCACTACCCATGTGATCAATCAGTTCAACTGTCATCGTAAGCTTCCTCCCATATGTTATCTATGAAACTTTCCTTGTCGTCCATAATTTCATCAGCCTCTAGTCGGGCCAGCCGCTTGGCTTCTTTGTCGTTGTAGCCTTCAGACTTGTACTGTCCCACCAGTGAACGGAAAAGTTCTTTCCGCTCTTTCTGCCAAAGGTTTCTGCTCATCAGTCTAAATCCTCTAAGTCTTTGAAAAACTGTTCTCTGTCTCTAACACTGTTAACATTATATCCTGACTCTTTCATTAGCTGCCATACATCTGTGGAATACCCAAGACTTTTTCTTAGAACATTTTCTTTCTGTAGGCGGTGCCAATCAAAGTCGTAAACTTTTGTCATCGTGTTCTACCCATTTGGTATTTGCCTCTGTTTGTTTTGCTTTGGCTAACTCTTCTCTTAGTTCTTTAATAGTATTTTCTTGCTCTCTAACTATTCCTTTTAGTTGTTTAACATGAGTGTTTAGAGTTTCCCAAGCTGACTGTAATTGTTTGTCTGACAAATTATACTCCTATCAGTTACGGGTGTCAACATAAAATATGTGGCTACCAACCTGACCTAACACCATGAAGTCCTCATCTACTGACCAGTACGGTGTGACATAGGCGGCATGATAGTGAGTGGCACCTCCTGTGTGACTGAGAACGGCACCCTGCAAGGCAAGCTCCGCTGCGATAACCGACTGCTGATATGCATCAACATTGGCTATAGTTTCTGGCTTGCCATCACACCAGTAGGAGAACTGGCACTTGTTTCGTATTGGTTTGCCCTTCCATTTTTTACTTTGATGCACCACATCGCAGATATTATCTGGATAACGATGCGAATCTACTCTTGTGAGAATAACATTAGCTACGGCAAGCTGTGCAACGAAGGGTTCTGAACGTGCTTCAAAGTACACTGCTTCAGCAAGACAAGATAATTGATCTGCCTTTAGAGGTGTTATATATAATATACTTATTAGTAATATATATAATATCTTCATTGTAACTTCTCTATCTTTATATTAAAGGGAAAACCTGTAGACAACTCTCGTATACCATGACACATCAAATAGGCAACAGCCTCGTCGTAGTGTTCAAACACATACAACTCTTCTTTATCTTCATCTATCATGGCGTCGATATCATCTATATCATTGACATTCTCTTGGGACTGTGTTATAATGTAGCCCATTATATCACTCCAAAAATAATTAAGTCAGCTATAAGAACTATTATTTCCATATCTACCTTCCTTGTCCTCTATATTTTTTCCAACTAAGTTTCTTGTGTTTATTTTTGGGACGGGAAAGAGTTCCCGCCCCTATTGATGTACGCTTCTTGATTCGATGTTCGGTTGGATCGTACTTGTTGTCAGTCTTCTTTGCCATTACTTTCTAAGTTCCTTTTAACTTGTTCTAGTTGACGTGAAGCTTCGCAGAGTTTATGAAAATCAGACATAAACATATCACCTTCACAGTTCCACATAGTGTTTACTGGATCACATACTAGGGGAATTAACCTCCGTATAAACTCATCTGCGGTTATCTCTTCGTCATATTTCCATCTATACATTATACATTCTCCAGTTCTTTCCATTGGGTTGAGTCCATCATCTTCCGCACTTTGTCTTCACGCAGAACTCTGGTATTAGCTTTTGATACGTGCGTAGACCATGCCGTAGCAGCCTGATACGCAGTCCAGAGTGTACCCTCAGTGCGTTCGCCGTACTTCTCATAGTTACCACGCCCAATGATGTGACGGTTCTCTTCATCAAATGTTTTCATAAGGTTAGATAGCATAACCTTATTAGGTTTAAGCTTTTTGCTTACATTATCCATACGCTTTGCCAATGTATTGCTGAACAGGTGAATAGCTTGACCTCTTGACACGGGCGTTTGATACCAGCGGTGCATCTTATTTATACCAGCGTTGGAGATATAGTCTGATGCTGCCCTGATCTTACTTGCAAAGCTCGGCACAGAGAAGTTCTTGGAGTGACGACCATACACATACGCCAGCTTGTTGCCATCAACCAAAGTATTATAACATGCGGCACGGAAGTATCCCATCATTCCGTTGTTAGCCCATGTCCTGTTGTGGCTGGTACGAAACTTGAACTGTGGCGTGACCATATCGTTCCTACCATCTATGGTTGTGGACTCTGCAAAGAATTTAGCGGTAAGCTCTAGCTGTTCGCCATTGCCAATCACATTGGTTTCAAATTTAGCAGCCTCCAGATCAATGCCTGACATCTTGATTGACTGTTCAAGGTTCTCCACAATATCAAGATATTGTACAGGTTCGTAGCTATCAGATACAATAGCTAGTGTCTGTCCAGTATCTACACGACGCAAGCCCACACCAATGTCAGTCGGTACGTCTTGCAGGTTGAACTTCTCTACACGAAAGTTAAGTACATCATGATTAAACATTTTGGTTCTCTTTCATCTTTAGGTTGAAACGGATTTGGTGTAGTTGTTGAATGCACTGTGACAATTTGTCACTGTCTTTCATATGCACCACACCATTCAGTTGCAGTTGACTCAGTATCTCTAGTGTCTCCTCTATTGCTTCAAGAGTGTTCATCGCCCCAATCCCTGTAGCCATTAGTTGCAGACTGAAGCTCATGCTCCAGCCAGCCATTGAGTTCTTCAATATCAATGTTTTCTGGCTCAGAGTCAAATGCGATAAGTTCCATGTACTCCTCTACCATTGGACGGCACCACTCATCACCGCCATAACGCAGAAACCTCTGGACATCTTCGATGTCTTTGAACTCAGGAACATTCATGTTACTCTCCTCCAAGTTGAATATCTTTTAATGTATACTCTGCAAGTATACCATTAAATGTGTTAGAAATCAAGCACAATCCATTCAGCACAGACGGTGCATTAGTCATAGTAAAAACCATAGCCGCCATCAGGGATTGTTCGGCTATTTCCAGATCGTCTTTGTCCTCCTGTTGTAGCAGTGTTAGTTCGCTGTAGACTTGATCGAACACTTTCATTTCCATATTCTTGTTCCTCTATTATATCATACCATGCGTTCATTTGTAATAGTCCAATGTTAGTTCTTCATCTTCTTTGATATCTTGAAGAGTGTACAGGTTATAAATCTCACAGTCATCCCAATCGTGAACCTTGCGTAGCTCACAGTTAGGTTCTTCTGTGTGGTTTAGGTAGCCACCGATGGGTGTTCTGATCAGACCATAGAACATGGGTACATTGATATGTGTCGCACCCAAGTCTGTCTCTGCCGGGATGTCCATCGTGGCGAACACACCAAGCCCTTCTATGTCGCTTTCTCCTATCGTTATCTCTTCTGGTAGGGGCTTGTAATAAAAGGGATTATAGTCAGGCAGTATCATCTT